CTAATTTGTTCTTCTAAGCGAGGATCAATATAAAAAGGATCACGTTTAATCAAAGTATCTAACTTGATACCACGCTCAGCAAAACCAGGTCCAGATGATTTTGACAATGACATATTGTCTATATCTAAGGCAGCACTACCATTGACACATTGTTCTAAAGTAAGAATCTTATGTGTTTGATGATGAAATGTAGGGTGCTTAATACCTAAGAAATTATCGCGATTGAAAAGCTCCGGATGAGCAGGCCTAATACGTTTGTCGGCTATCTTAGCCAGGGCCAGTTCCAGAGGTTTAACAAGTTCGCCTTTGTCATTGCGAAATGGGTGAAGCCAAACAGGCTTCTTAAGCATAGGATAATAGCAGGGTATAACTTCACCAGTACTACTAAACACACCATCAAGAAAACATGACGAGATTATGGCGGAGTCACGTGGCATAAAAATTTTCTGATTAATCGTGCCAACTTCTTGAGTACCTGCAACGGTACATCCAATACTAGGTGTAAGAGTAAAGGATCCTTGAGGCAAAATAACCTCAGACATTGAAACATGCGCTCCAGGGCGCTTTATACATTCTAGATCTTCTAAGTAAATAGGGGCTATTATTGAATCAGCGCCTAAACTAGCAACATGTATTCCAGGTATTTTCTTTGCAATTTTATTATTAAACATCACATACCCGAATCCATAGTCACCTGAAAATCCTTCACAACCACGAACACGATAGGAACCAATAAGATCTTTGGACTGCTGTCCATCTTTTGTTGGATACCATGTTTCGTAAACAATTCCACGTTCAAGGCAAATTCCCTTAGTTATAACTATATTACCACGTGAAAACTGAACTCTACCAGGTCCTGCACCACTAAGATCATCACCACGTTTAGGAAGGTGTTTAGAAAGATCTTTCATTGGGGACCTCTTGTAGAAGTCAAAAAATGCTTTGTCATACTCAGACATGATCGTAACACTGAACTCGGAAGGAATATATTGCTCAATAGATCCGCGGTCATCTCTAGAAGTTCTAAAAATCTCAACCATGCGAATAGCACTAGGATACTGAACACAATGAGCAGCAGTTGATGCAATGGTTCCTTTAAGGAAAAGTAGGATACAGCCAAAAGTACGACCGTCCTCATAGTGGATATCGCAAGGATACGAATTACCAACAACACGCAAAGCAATCTCGGTTGCACCTTGATCACTAAGTTGTGGTTCCACACGTGCACCGTCAGGCTTAACAACGGTTACACGACTCCGTCCAAAAGGTAGTGCTCGAGTCATAGTACGATCTCGAGTTTCTTGATTATCACGCGATTGAGGGTCAACACCAAGTTGTTTAGGTGTAACAAGCCATGGAAGGACAATAGCAAGAGCAATGAGAAGGCCAGCAACAAGACCAAGAATAGTG